CACAGCACGGGACATTCCAGGGTTACTGGTGTACGTTTGAAGGTGTTGACGGTGGCGTCATGCTGAACAAAAAGCAAGGTAACGTACCTACCACTGGTAATGTTTACGGTGAGCTTGTTCAGATGACAAGCAAGAAGGGCACTAACTACTGGAAGTTCAAGGGCATGCAAACACCACAAGGTGTATCTGCCCCAGCAGCGCAGCCAGCTCAAACCGCACAATCCAGCACGCAGCTTGACGACATGGCTGAGATGATTCTATCTATCAAAGAGACCGTGGATGCTATCGCTAATAAGGTTGGTGTAGAGGTGATCCAGATCCAATCTGCGGAAGTACCTGCCAATACCGTTGCAGAGCAGCCTGCTGGCAATAAGATCCCTGACGCGGTCGGAGAGTTGTTCGGTATCTAATGAAGACTGAGGAGGTAATCAACAAACTCCGCCAGCTCAAGCTTGATTATGTAAAGCAGAAGGTGGGACAGAATCCGGCTGTCCTGCCTTCTCACCTAGCTGAGTTTCTTGGCTATGCTACTATCCTATATGATCACTATGCAGAGTTTATCCAGGCCTACAGGCAACTAGAGTATAAGGTATTGTCTGAGGAGTCTGGTGATAGGGCAGAAGCCTTGGAGGCTGGCAAGCGTGTGAGCATGGCAGAGATGGAGCGTAACATTACACTACGCATGGCAGAAGTGAAGGGTAAGCGCGAGCGTCTAGAAGCCGTAGTAAAGGGTGTGACATTACACATTAATGGCTGCCAGTCACTTATGCGATCATGGGGAGATGAGGCAAAGGGTGTACGATGAACGAGCGAGACAGGAAGCGTATAGAAACAGTAAACCGCAAATGGGGATCATGGGGCAAGATGCTAGAGGAGAGATTACATCCTGCCGACCGTGTTCTCGGCGGGGACAATGGAGGTATAAGGCGTGTTAAGAAAGGCTTTGCAAAGATGGACAAGCAAAGATTCCGTGAAATGGTGGAAAACAGAGAAAGGGATTCACGAGGCAGATTCATTTCTAAGGAGGACGCTCAACAGCTTCTATCCAGTAGAGAGAGGGATGCCAGAGCATATCGAGACGAAGTACATAGTCAAGAGCGATCTGTCCCCCGTAGTGTTTTACCGCAAGAAGAACGCACAAGACCTGAAACATTTGCTATCAATCTCGAATCACCCAGCGGAGATAGTGAGAGTAAGAATGACTAGTGATGGTTATGTCTTAGAGGAGAATAAGTTGTGAGGAGGTTTATCACATGGCTCAGGAATCTCTGGCATAAGCAGGAGACGGCAATGGAGAGAGACGTTGTCGATCAAATGTTTACCCAAAAGGAAATGCAAGAGATGTACCAGCTTGGAGCTAGTAAGGGATACGAGCTAGGCTTTAGCGCTGGTAAGGAAAAAGGCCTGCAAATTGCTAAGCAGGCTGCTAGTGAGATGTTGAAAAAAGCACTCAATAGTTAAGGTTAGGCCTCTGATTGAGGCCCTTCCTTAGCCATAGAGCATATCGCTATAGTACCCAATCAATCGTTCAAGTTCGATGTTGGAGATTTTTTCACCAGAGGTTTTCCTCTTGAGAAGCCCGTTCACATGAATCTCACCATACTTGTTGATCATGAACTTGTAGTACTCTGGGATATTACCCTCATCGAACCTATTACACCTACGACACTGAGCGTGTACGTTTGTCTCGTCCCAGCGGGTTGGCATCCACTTACGGTTGATAAAGTGACCCGCGTCTGCCTCCTCATAAGGGAGTGTGCGGCCACATGATACACAGATAAACACACCATCCTTGGTATCTCGCTTACGGATATACTCAGAGAAGAGCCTATCCAATTTATTGACTAGTGATTTTCTATTTGATTTACGTTTCTTCATACATCCATTATACAACAAGAAAACCCCTACCGTACAGGGGGGCAGTAGGAGTCTTCTTGGAAAGGAGGAGTTTTATGTCAAGTGTTTATTTTGACGCCTCTATTGTAACACACTAGTGCCGCAGGCACAACACGCTATTGCGCTAACTGTTCAAAAACCAGTCCCTTAGTGCGTCTTTTGTTTTCCATTTCTGGATAACCATATCAGCAAACGTACCAGTGTGACCAAGCTTCTGTAGCCAGCTTATCTCTAGTGCGTGTAGATGGTAGCCTGTAGCGCCTTGGGACTTGAGCCATGCCATCCACCGATCTTTGACAGCTCCATCGCCTACAGGAGTTGGAGGTTGTTCTGTTTTTGCACCAGTGAAAAAGTCACCATTGTAATCACCTGCTATAGTCATGTGTCTACCAACGTCTACAAACTCACCCTTCTTCCAGCCAGTAGATTGGTTGTACAGGAATTGCACACCGCCAGGTATACCAGCACCGCCCTTAGCAGTAATGGTTTGCCACCCAGGAGTTAGGTTCTCTTCACCAATATTCTTACCAATAGCCCACCTGGCAATAGCCTTCATCTGATTCTGTGGACGGATATGTATAGTAGATGTCTTATCAACAGGTAGGTTGCTGTCTGTCAGGTTGATGTCCTTGGGCCCATCTGTAACTGCCATGATACGAGTGAATGTCTCACCTGGGTACTCGGGGTTGTCTGAGCTAATCCAGTTGATAGTCTGTCCTGAGATAGCTTGCACAGCTTGAGAGGTTTGTCCCTTGAGCACACTCGCACTACCGTTAGGCGTACCTGTCCAGCTAGGCGTTAGATCGTTTGCTTGCCAGCTGCTGTACTCACCATCAAAGTATCCATCTATCTCACTAAGACAGGCCATACTGATCAGCACAGGGTCTGGGTTCTCATCGCTACCGAGGAAGCCTATATTAAAGCCTACGCCCGTGTGTGCTGGGTTGGCTGATATATCGTAGGGGAGTACTAGACGTTGCCATGTCTGGTCAATGGTGAATACCTTTTCAGAGTACTTTGTCCAACTACCACCACGCTGTTGCACGAACAGAGTAGCCCGGCTAGTACCTGGAGTAGATCGCTTCACATAAGCAGAGAAATACCCAGTAGTAGGTACTTGGGATGAGTCTGAGTATGAAAACCAAGCATTGGACTTTGTCTTGTTACCAGCTGGACGAACTGCTACTGCTGGAGTATTTAGCGGTGATTTATTAGGTGCTGACACAGAGATTGAAGCAGCATCACCGAGCACTGTAGTTGCATTGATCATCCTCGGGTTGAGGATATAGTTCCTTGCTACCTCTACCTCACCACCTGGAGTATTAGATAGTGGGTCTGTTGCAACGTTCTTCCAAGTCTTTGGTTGTGGCCCTGCAGGCTGTGCAGCGGGAGGCTGATCATATAGCGAGGGTGTAGACACAAGCATGTCTGTTGGCGATTTAGCTGTACCACCTGTATCAATCTTAAAGCCTATAGTATCAGCTGGATCGTAACCAGATGCTGTATACTGGACTGTGTATTGCTTCCAATCGCTAGTTAGATCGAATTGCTTTTGACCATAGATATTCCAGCTACCGGCACGACGCTGAACCATCATGACAAACTTGCCCGTACCCTTTGCCCAGATACTAAAATAACCCTTGTCTGGGAAATTGTTCTTAGCCATGTAGATGAGCTGTGATGTGGTCGGGTCTTTGGCAACGAAAGCATATACAGGCTTGCCATCTACCGGCCCTTTATCAGATACCGGCCTTAGCTCTGATCCCGGTTTGAACCAACCAGCTGGATTATCATTGGATAGAAGGTTCTCTTGAGCAGGTGCAGCCCCTCCCCCGCCACCTGAGTGACGAGAGAGAAAGCTTTCGATATGGTATGGCCGGAGGTATCCGCCAAACATTACCGCTTACCTGCTTTAGCAGCCACAGTCACAAGACCTGCTGCCTGCAGACCGAAGGCAACACCCTCGTACAACACAGTGTCTGTGAACACAAAGTGGCTGGTTGCAAAGTGGTAGCCGATACCTGCTGCGACAGCGAGGAACACCTTAGCGATGCCGCCCCACTCCTTCTTGTTGAACATGTCGAACAGCTTTACGATTGCTGGTATGATAAGTAGACTTAGTGCTTCCATTGTTCTTTCTCCTATTGTTTCTTAAAGATACCCGTAATAGCGTCTAGGATCGCTTGTAGTAGGTTTCTAATGTCTTTTAATATAGTTGTAGTCTCTTCAACCTTAGGCTGCTCTGAGGGGCTCTCAGGGGCTTCTGCGGGCGTTTCTGTCGTACGGTCTTGTGTAGATGGTTCTACCTCTGGGGTTGGGGTCTCAGGTTGAGGTGCAGGAGTTTCTGGTTCTGGCTGCGGTTCAGGAGTCTCCTGTTTTGCGCCTTCACCCTCGTTCTTCTTTGCCGCTTCAGTAGCACGGGCTTCAGCTTCTTTTTGCTCTTTACGCTGCTTGCTCTCTGCACTATTAAGAAGATCTTGCTCAACCATTGTCCAGTTCCAGCCATTGCGGATCTGATTGCGGTAGTGCTCTAGGCCCTGTGCGTCTGCACGGCGACCCAGGATGTTCTCGTAAAGACGATTAATCTCATTGGTCTCTGACTCATATGCCTCGCGTAGTGCACGGTTACGAGCCTCTACACGCTCTGCTACAACCTTACCTTCTGCGCTGTTGATAAGATCCTGCTTGATCTGTTCCCAGTTCCAACCCTTATCAATCTGGCTAAGGTAGTGTTGTTTTGCTGCGTCATCAACGTCACGCTCAAGGATTTGGTGGTATAGACCGTTCAGGAAATTAATCTCATCCTGGCGATCACGCACAGCCTCTTGCATTACACGTCCATCACACGAACCGCTCCAGCCGGTATACACAGGACGGTACATACCAAACCAGGCAAGCAGCTCCTCGATAGAGTGGTAGACATTACGAGCACCAGAGTGTACCTCTGAGTCGTGAATATCAATACCACCCTGATGACGCTTGATGATGAACACGTGACCATAGTCTGTGTATGCGCCTACAGTAAAGTCTAGGAATCCATACACCCACTCATCCCATGGTAGCTCACCTGTGTTGATACGCCCGGCGTTTAGCTCATTGAGATAAGCAGCACGTGCGCTTGGTGTGCGGCTAGGTGCATTGGTAGCATCATCTACATACTTCAAACACCAGCCACGAGTAGCTGGAATATTGAGGTTTGGGTTATACACCTGAGCCACTATCACCTCCTAGCTGGTCTTGCTCGACAGGAATGTCGACTGCTGTTGGAAAGTCGTTCATAACTTTTCTCCCTTTTAAATGTTTATACAATTGCTATCACCATCTATCTTGTATAGCCTGCGATACGCGGCGTTTGCTTCACCGTCGTACTTCCATGCTACCCATGATGTTTGGTTACCTGAATTGTCCTTGATATTGACGCACGACAGCTGAGGAGATGCACCGTCCCTACCATCTTTACCGTCAACACCATTAGTGCCGTTAGCTCCTGCCACACCTGCAGTCCCTTGACATTTACCGCTAGCACAATACTTTGCTACTGCCTCTGCCACCTGCTCATCTGTTGCGCTCTTACCGTCTTTACCGTTCTTACCTGTACACTGGCCATTGTCGCAAAAAGCAGAAACCGCCTGGAGTACCTGGGCGCTTGTGGGGGATTCAGAACATTTGTTGGTGAGACAGTAGGCCTTTACAGCTAGTGCTATTTCTTGTGTGGTTGGGGGTCTCCCGTCTACTCCATCCTTACCGGAGACTGTGCCAACCTCCCTGGATTCCCCCGTTGAGTATGTGACTACTAAGTTACCTGCACTATTGAGACGGGCGTCTACGATTTGTGTTATAGGCTTTTCGATCTTTGTTCCACCGCTGATGGTGACCGATTGTCCTGGCTGAAGGGTAAGGCTTTTGTATAGGGTGTAGACACTAAAGGATAGGCTGAACATCATCATTACCGTTAGAATCTTAAGCACCCAATCTTTCTTGATCCAAGCAATGATATTGTCCATCACATACCTCCATTTTTGCTGAGTAAGGCAATGGCGATAGGAATGAATGACGTGATGACTGCACCAACAACCAGACGTAACAGCCACTTATTGCGATCCTTAGCTTCCTTTGCTGCCTCTTGCAGGTCTTTTACGTCGCCCTCTAGGTCATGCACCTTGGCTTCTATGTCCTTTTTATAAAGCTCAAGCATATAGACGGGGACAAACGTTCCCTCTTTGCGAGTCTCGTGGACCTGGATGGCGTTATCAACCATCTCTTTTACTTCCCACCGGTTCACTGATTGATTGTCTGACATTGTTTGTTTTTACCTTTTTACACTATTATACACCAGCTATTTGCCAGTGTATAGTAGCGCCCTATTTGTTATATTTTACTCAAACCGCTTTGTAAACTCGATGATCACATTGATCTTACCATCCTGTCCTGACGTGTAGGTAAGCTGTCGTTTACCGCCAAAGTCTGCGAACTTGAGGATAAACACCTGCGTGTTTGGAGAGGCTGGGTTGCGGAAGTTGTTCGCCCAACGCTCACCCGTATCGCCGACATTAATACACGCATCTAGGCGTACAAGTTCATCGATATTGGCAACAACATCATCAATACCGTACACCTTCTCAACTCCATCACCACGTCCTTGGAATGAGATACACTTACGATAGACTTGCTTGCCCATCCACTCGAATCCGACAACAGGGCGAATCTCTGACGTGTATCCAGGAAGGGCCGATAGTGGGCCGTGGTTGTAGCTGACGACACGATCAATACCAGTACCGTTAGTGATTACCTTTGCGACAAGCACCCGGTCTGGGCGAGCTGTAGGTACGTCTGAGTTAAGGTTATACTCATCAAAGTATTCTGTCTTGTTTGTGTCGATGCTTACGTACGTATCCTTATTAGGAGAGAATGTATGGTTGTCTGTGGTCTCTTTAACGTAGCGACGCCCGTTGATGTAGTAGACAATCCTACCCATGTTCGCACGAAAACCACTTTGCTTGTAGTAAAGCCCGGTGTTAGGAACGATATGGTCACCAATGTCCTCATCGATGAACTGGGTAAGAGTGTTGGGTAGATTCAGTGCCTCCTCTAGATCCTCCGCGGTAACATTCATCTCTACCACAGAACCTTTGAGGTGAGAGGACGCTGTAGTCCCCCCAATCCCTCGTGTGACGCCTCGCAGCTGGTTACCCGAGATAGACCCGAACGAGATAATCTCACGCTTGTCTTTGTTGCGCGCTTCGATTACCAGACGCCCTGGGGCTGTCTTCGGTGGTTTCTCCACAGTAATGGTTGTGTCTGTTGAGCTAATCTCTGCAAATAGTTTTGTTGAGTAGAAGTTTTGCCAAGCCATTGTATATCCTTTTCTTCTTATTATATTCTATTTCTTACGTGAACGTCCAGTCGCACTAGCACCAAGTTTAGCCCGCGTACGGCTTCCCCCGCCACCTGCCTTAGCTGCATTTACTACAGCGTTGAGGATATTAAGGTTAGCAGCCTTAGGTTTGGTTGGGTTGTATGTAGCAGTAAGCTGCGTGCTAGATACATCGTTGAGGGCGTTCTTCTCATAATCGTTACTCCTACCATTGTATCCGCCTGATCGTGCAAAACCACCGTACTGGAACCTGTTGTAAGGGACGAACCCGCCTTTCTGGAAGCCGCCCTTCTGGTTCTTGTCGTAGTTAGCGTCGAACCCAAAGCTCTTGTTAAAGTATACTTCTGGTGAGAGCGGTGGGTAACCTTCGATCCTGCGCATAGCATTAACACGCACAAGACGGTCTTGGTTGTATTTCTCAAAGTCACTCTTCAGCTGGGCCTGGTTCTCAGCATAGAAAGCTTTGGCTGCAGCTGGATCACCCGCCTTGATCTGGTAGTACTGCTTAATCATCTCAGGCTGCTCTACTGGCATAGATGCTTCCTGGTACGCCTTGACCCGCTCATTCATAGTAGCGTCGTTAGAAGGCTTAGACTTGTAGTATTCAGACTGTGCTTTGTAGAAATTGTTCTGTGCTTGTTCGAATTGCTGGTACCAAGGCTCTGTAGCGCGGAGAATCTCTTTGGCTTCCTCATCCTCACCTGTTGGTCGGCTACGCAATTCTGATACATACTTAGCCTGCTGCGGAGAAAGTTTGAAGATCGGATCAATAGGTTTGCCGTCGCTTTGGTTCTGCCGGATTGCCTGCTCTTTCATGAAGTTGAACAGGCGACCAGACGTATCACTGTTGACAATGTCCCATTTCTCTGGAGTGATCACGTCACCAACCTTACGACCAGTCTCACGATCCTTGGTTGGGTTGTTGATCTTGAAGTAGGCATCAACCAGATCAGGGTTTTGCTTGAGGAAGTCATTTACCTTATTGACGTTATCCTCATAGTAGTTCTGGCTAGCAATACGCTTCTGCCGTGTATCTTTGTCGTTGCTCTCGATCTTGAAGCCAAGGGCGCGTGCTACTGCCTGACCTAGGTCACGCTTCTTACCGTAGTAGTCTTCGTTCTTCGTAAGGGCTGAACCAACTGCATCTGCCTCTGAGGCGAACGGAGCATAGGCCATGAGCAGGTGCTTGAGCCGGTTGTTGCGCTGTTCTTCTTCAGAAGGCTTGCCATTGAGAGATGTGATCTTCTTCCCGTCCTTCTCGTAGATGACCTTGTTCTTGGGGTCATCAATCTGTCGACCCATAAAGTCACGGTTGGCTAGCTGTTCTGCAATAGGCTTGAGGGCTAGTGAGCTAACAGCCTCCTCTGGGGCAAACACTGTCTCACCCTGGGCATTCTTACGGAAGGGAAGGGATAGCGGATTGAGTTGTTCTAGTGTAGCAGATGTGGCGTCTTTGTTATCTGGGCTGATCGGGAAGTTCATGCCAAGCGCACGAGCAAGGTTGATTGAGCTTCCACCAACAGGAATATTAAGAGAAATATCTTTGTCTCGTCCAGTCACTGCTTTATTGATAAGCGAGGTAAGTGGAATACGCGTCTGGCCTACAGCTTCTTCACGAGCATTACGCTCTTCTTCTGTCTCGCCTGATGCTTTGCTGAGGGCGTCCTGCGCCTTAGCATACCCAGCCACACCAGCTGTTAATCCGATTGGGTTGTTTTTGGCAGTGTTCTTCGTGATACGACCAAGTTCAGGGATAAAGCGAGCAAACGGTTTACCAATTACTGGTGCATCCGCTAGATCATTAATAGCCCGACCAACGTTGTCATAGTCCTGGAATTGCTCACGGACTACTCGCATGGCAGCATCATCACTATAACCACGGGCCTTTAGTTCCCGGTAAGTAGCAAGCTTAAAGGCATCATCCGTACCGCCGTAGAATCGCTCCAGGCCATCAAGCGCCTTACGGATCATGTTAAAGCTAGGCTTCTCTGTCTCTGTAAGGAGGGAGTTAATCTTGATTGCATCACTCTTCTTCGCGCCGCGTAGCGCCCGGCCTGTGTCAGAGCCGAGGACACCTGCTTTGGTGAGCTTGTAAATATCTGCATCTGCCTTACCAAGGATCATATCCCTCGCAGCACCTAACGCACGAGCAGCAGCAGTGGCTGGATCGATACCGGCACCAGTTGAGAACAGGGTAAGGTTGGAACCGATGTTGCCTACATGTGTACCAGGAGAACCGACTGTCTTTGTCCATTTTCCGAGCTGCCCGGCCTTACCAATCCAGGTGTTTTTGTATGCCTCGATCAAATCATGTGTGTTATCTGCGACACCGGTCTTATAGATTGGGTTACCTTGGATAGCCTCAGCCACTTCTCGGTCTACCCACTTACCGTCCAGATTACCATATTCCTTGCCATTAAGCTGGACGAATCCACTATTAGGCTTCCTATCAAAATGGGCGATATGTTCAGACAGTTCATTAATCGCATCGATCTTCGCCTTATTCTTAAGGGCCTGCTCGAGACGAATATCTTGTGCTGAGAACGGGTCAATAAGACGCTCCTTAATAGCATCATCAATGTCATCCCACTTCACGCGGTCAATAGCCGCCGTCTTATCTAACTTATTAAGATCAATATCTCCGAACTTGCCCTTAGAAAAGTCTACGTCGTATAGGCGGGGCGTGTGCATGCCGTCCTTGAAGGCTTCGTATGTCTTGTCATCGATAATGCCAAGATTATGATTAATCTCGTTACGGAGCTTATTAAGCTGGATACTGTCGTTCACTACCTCGCGCAGGCTTGCCGGTAATTGATCCGGAGTAATCTTATATGCATAGTCAGCACCATATCGATGGGCTAGTACTTCTGGTGACTCAAACACACGGTCAACCATCTCACGAATCTGTGGATTAGTCCATCCAGTTTCTTTGCCTACCTTCTCAATAGCCTTATTCCGCTTCGCCGCAAGGTGGTCAACTACTAGGTTTGCGTTGTTTATAAGGCCCTTGTATCTACTAAGTGCTGCACGCTCTGCGTCTGTGCGGCCGAACATACTCCACACATTTCGAGGGGCTTGTGCAACACGAGAGACAATCCCGTTGCGAGAGTTGATGCCCTTTGAGATTGCCTCGTTGGTAGCGTCAGAGAGCTTACGCCCAATCGCCTGTTGAATACGAGGAAGGAGACCGATAGCCTTGCTCACGCTGTTTGCGTATGGTTTATCTCTAACATCTAAACCAATATCGCCCATAAGGCGGTCTTGCAGGTCTGAGGACTCGGTCTTAGCCAGCGTTTCTGCGTCAAGCTTATAGCCGTTATTGGCCGCTGCTTCAGCGCTACCTTTAGGTGTGTCTACACGCATACCCTCGACAAATTCTCGTTCTGGGTTTGCTTGGTTGCGGGCGGCTTCAATATCGGCCTCAAGAGCCTTCTGTGTGTTGTCTAGATCTTCTGCCTGCTTCATTACCGCACTGTCTGTGTCTGCCTTATTGAGAGCAATTTCGTTGTCTAGATCTTCCTTCTTGATAAGCGCGGCAGTGGCCTCCTCTTTCTGTTGAGGGGTCATGTTAGGATCATTCTCGATCCTAGTTTCAGCTTGCTCGATAGCTTTAGCTTCTGCTGGCGATACGTCCTTAGCGGCCTCTTGCGGTGCGCTTTCCTTTACTGGAGCGTTAGCCTCTACTTCCTCATTAATACGGGGGCGGGCCTCACGGTCTTTGAGGTTGATGTCATCTAGTTGGTTGCGGGCAGAAGCCTCTTTAAAGCGTGGGTCTTCATCAATCTTAGCCTTAATATCCTCTCGCTTGGGGGTGTTAAGCTCTGGCTCATCTACCTTTGCGCGATCATTAAGTTTTGGCTCTTCATCTAGTTCGTTCTTAATAGCACGGGCAATATCATCATCTGCACTGCTTGCTGCTTTGCCGATCATACGACCAAGCATACCCAATCCGATTGGGGCTAGGTAGTTAAGCGCTGTACCTTCTGGTGTAACCTTATTATGCAGGGCGTCGTTTACTGTGTCTGCAGTGCCTGTGATAGCCGCTTCCTTTGCTAGCTGGCCTACAGAGTTTGCCCATGCACGAGTACCAGACTGTGCTGCCTTTGTGCCAGCCTGTGCGCCTGTTGCTACTGGTACAAATTGTGAGGCTTTAACACCTGCGTCTGTAAAGTCACCAATAAACTTACCAAGACGTTCAGCATCGCTCATGCGCTCAAGACCATTGTCTCCGACCTTTACCTGGTTGTTAATGTCTAGACCGACCTTCTCCTCAAGGATTTGTTTGAGCTTATCCTTGCTGATACGCCCAGCCTTGTAGTCTTCGTTGGCCTTGAGCAGTTCCTCTTGCACGTTCTGCTTTGTTTTGTCATCAAGCATGCTAAGGGACGTACCAATACGACCTGCTGTAGCCTTCGCTGGGTCTTCAATAAGGTTCTCGTACAGCCACTCACCTGCACGCTGAAAGTCACTCTTACCGTCATCAATACCATATTTCTTACGGCGTGCATCAATCTCCCTATTAGACAAACTACCAAGCTCATTTGCTCGGTTCTTTAGTGATTGGGTGAGACCTCGGATGTAGCCTTCGTTTGCCTGGTCTCCCTTGGCTAACTCTTGTCGGAGCTTTGCCGCGTCTGATTCATAATACTTACCACGATCGTTCTGTGGTTGTGCGGTAGCAAGTTGAGCAGCCTCTGCGTATTGTGGGTTGTTCTTCTGCTCTTCCACCTTCTTCTGCTGTTGGAGTTGTGCTTGTACTTTCTCCCTAATAGCAGCTTGGGGATCTTCTGTCCCCTGGTGTGTAACGTTCTGGTTGAGCTTACTCTTGTCTACCTTTGGCTTGTTCTTCTGGATGTTCAGCTGGTTGGTAGGTTGAGCTTCTTGTTGCTGTCCCTGAAAGCGTTGAGCTACCTGTTGCTGAACAGGGGAGAGTGTTTCATCTCCCCCGCCATTGTATTGAAAGTTTTGCTGTGGGGCGCGAGAGCCGCCGCTGTCACCTATATAGCGATCCCCCTGGAAAAGCTCAGGCTCCTCACGGCGAACAGTCTCGCGGAATTGACGCCTCGAGTTGCGCCACTCATCATTAGTAAGCCATCCGTTACCTTTAATGGCATTACCTACTCGTTCAAAGAATCCCCACACGTTCTACCTCCTACTGCTGTGCTGTGTAAGCGTCACCGAACTGTGCCGCGTTTTTCTTTTTAATCTCGTCAATCTGGCCCTTGTTTGCGCCTGCTGCGTTACCGATAGTGTCAATAGCAGCTTCCTTCATACCACCACCAAGCGAGCTTTTGAGGATAGAATCCAGGGCACTGCTCAGACTGTCTGCACGACCACCGTCGCCAGTAAGTTCAGTAAGCTTACCGCGTGCACCACTCTCGGTATTCATGTTACCAATATCAGCCTTGACGTTACCGATCTTGTCTTCGATGCTGTTACGACCACCGCGTAGCTCAGTAAGATCCTTAACCTCATCTGCACGACCATTGAGGCGGTTAGCACTCTCGTGATCAGCACGCCACTTAGCTTTCGTACCTTCAACGTAGTTACCAAGCTTAGCCAGGTCTTCTTCTTTGTTTTTCTTGATCTGTTTGTTGGTCTCTTCAAACCCACTCTTTGCGCTGTTCTTTGCGTAGGTGCGGTCTGTTGAGTCGCCTGAACCAAGTGCTGCGTAGCTGTTCTCAATAGTAGAGACGCCATCCGCGTACTTTTGTGCGGCTTTGCCAAGTTGCTCACCATAGTTGTCCTCAAGCTCACGCGCACGCTCTGCTGCAACGTTGTCGAGGTTGCCGAACAATTGGTTATAGAGGGCATTAAGGTCGTTAACTCGTGCGTGAATATCACCACGAAGCTTGCCCCGCTCTGCGTTTTCTTGTGCCTCACGAGGGTCTACCTGAGGTACCGCACGTCGCACCGGTGCTGCTGCTCGACGCGGCGCATAAGTTGGTGTATACCGAGGCGCTAGTTGTTGAGCTGCTGCTTGAACAGCTGCATCATGTTGAGCTTGAATGGCATCAAGCTCTTGGTTTTGTTGATCAAGCCAGCTGGCCAAATCATTCCATGCTGCTCCGATTCCTGCCATTTGTTGTTTCTCCTGTTTATTTTTTATAGTTATAGTATAGCATCTGGCTATAGGAATGTGTAGTTGCCGTCTTGGTTCTGAAGATCCTTGAGTTGGTACACGAGTACCCACCCTAGTAAGGTGAAGGTTTCGCCTACTGTGTCGTTGCTGAAACGGATCTTTAGTGTGCGTGAATCAATATTGACACCAATCTCATATGTGGTGTGAGAGGTGTTAGTAACTGATGACCCGCCTGAACCACCAGCGTTAGACAAGCCTAGATCGTTCTCTGTATATGTGTCTGATTGAGATGTACCGTAGATCAGCTGTCCAAACTGGTCTGTGCCAAGACCGCCTGGTAGCCCTGTTGAAAGCTCTACTGGGCGACCAGCTGTACCGTTCTCTGTCTCGTACGAGATTTGCACACTACCTGTAGTGAGGCGAAAGATTGGGAACAGCTCGTACCAGTACTTCTCACGTTCAATTGCCTTAGCTTCAAACGCACGAGTAATGAACACTGCTTCGATTGGCTCGCCATTGTCATCGTACTTGCCCCAGATAAACTCCTGGATCTGCGTAGTCTTATCATCCGCAAAGATTAGGTGATAACGCTTATCATTGTCTTTATCTACAAAAGCGAGGATGTCATTGGCACAAACATTGTCCCATAGAGCCCAGGCATAGAAGCGTCGGTCATATACGATGAGCGTGTTGTTCCGTTCACCGTTTAGCGGAACTGATAGCCAATATCTATCATCGTAGTACACAGCGGTACACTTGTTATAGTGAGCCGGTGGAATGTCTTTAAGCAGGTTCTTGATGCGGCTCGAAAGCTCGTTTGTACGAATAGCGGCATAGTAGTTTGGCTCGTTACCAAGGACATATACACCCTTATCGGTGAGGAAGTAGCAGTCATTCTCTACTGATGCGATGGTGTTATGTGACACACAACCATATGAGCTAGACACACGCTGTACCACGAAGTTATTGGAATCATTAAATGACAGTTGGTAGATGGATCGTTCCTTGAATACGATCAATACATCCTGGAAAAAGCCTAGACCTGTCACTGCTTGGCCATCGTTCTTGTTAATGTCAATAGCACGAGACGTATTGTCCCCATTAAAGACAGTAGCACCTGGTACCTGTTCTGCTGTATTGATGGCTACGTCATTCGGGTCACTTGGAGCGACACTGTTAGTGAAACGGCTTGGTTCTTTTGCCGGCGCAAAGTATAGACGGAACGGTTGGCCTGGTGTTCCGAAGGCTACGTGGTAGCCCTTATAGATAACAGATCCTTCTGCACGAGGCATGGTGCCTGGACGCTCTAGCTTATTGCCGTCCCACACAACACCACCATTCGTCTTGTCCCAGATATATGTCTTCTGATAAAGGGAGGTGAAGTTAACTACCTTGTCTTTATCGACCGTTACTGTAGTAGACAGGGGTTCACTTAGTGCATGGTTCTGGTATTTACGCACCTGGCCGTTCTCTGCGAGCATAACATAATTGAATCGCTCCGACTGGTACGCACCTAAGCCAGAGGCTGACGAGGACAGGTTGAAGTTAAGAGCTTGGTAGCCTGGACGCTTTGTAGCTGCGCCGCCCTCTACATACTCAATGTTCTTTGTACCGTAAGTAGATTCCTTGTCGTTTGCAAGGATGTCTGCCACAAGAACGTTAAGACCACGTGACGGGTTCATCACACGAATGTCTGAATATTTTACGTTAGACGATCCAGCTCGTAGTCTGTGTTGAGGTTGTTGTGTCCAGCGTACCATGCTAGTCTCCTACGTCCCCAGTGTATGTACCCATCATGTCTTGGTAGCTGCGGATATTGCGTGGAGTATGCCGCTGGGCCATACCTACTAGGCGGTCAAGCTCTACATGGAATTGATCCCACTCCTGGGAAATGTCTGCGTGGGCGGGGTTATCTGCTTCTTTAGCGTAGATAACTGCACCTACTGCAATAGCCATAGCTGATGGGAATGGTACTTTCTTGTTGGCTGATAGCACTGGAGGTTCTGTCTGATATACCATAGTAAAGCGATCTGAGCCGATAGCTTTGTACAGGCCTTTAGTTTGATCAAACTCGAAGGATACACCGCCGCTTTCGCCAAGCTTTACTTCCTTGACGCCGTTTGGTTTACGCCAACCTTCTAGGTCAAAGTCTTCTGGGAGGTAGCTGTTGCCGTTATTGTCCGGCGCGATAGTGGCTGTCTTCTTGCTGAATGTCCATGGGTAGTAGCGCCATGCATAATCAAAAGCATCTTGGCAGTATCGCTCGAGGTTGTCTGTCTCACCCGCGGGAAGGTTCTTACGCCCCATAAGGTTGTTGAGTCGGATTAATACGTCTGATAAATCAATCATCTTAGCTCACCCTATACTCTGGAAATACTTCCTTAAGATCTTGTACTAGGCTATTGGTCGAACTTTTGTTCTTGCCTTTACCTTTCTTGGTGTCGAATAGGCGGCTCTCACCATCGAGCATTTCATCCACGCCGACCATTGCCTGCCAGGTCATGCGCGGGATGCTTACGCCAAACTTAAGCCCCATGTCACCGGTCTCGCCAGTGTTGTACACCTTATTCTCGCGGGTTTTCTCTAGTGCTTTCTTCTGTGCTTTCTGTTCTTTAAGAGCTTTTGGGTTGGTCTTTCCAAGCAGGTCATGCACCATACGCCAGCGCTTTTTATAGTCCTTCTCTTGGACAATTTCTTCTGCGATTTTGTAGTTCTTTGTTTTTCTCATTTTAAATACCTCTTACTAAATTATACCAAAAAGAAACCCCCCTGGGTAGGGGAGTCTCATCTGTTTGAGCCTAGGTATACTATTTCTTGATACCCTTGACTGCCATGTTGGCGGCTTCGTAGAGGCCTTCGAGGGTAGCTTCACCCACGATTGCACCCTTCTCGTAGTCACCACCCTTTGGTGCGTCCATGTTCTTTGGCTCACGGAGATACGCAACTTTCCATGTAGCCTCGGTAAGAACAAGCAGGTTGCCCGTGTCGGCAGCAGCTTTCACGCTGTTGATGTAGCGGTGCTTGAAGATTTTAACGATACCAAAGTCACTCTCGTACACATCAACAGCGTTGATGAGGCGCTTGTCTTTCGCTTCAATGTTTCGGGTGTTCCCAGCAGTAAAGCTCGAGATGGTTCGCTTCTCGCGTGCACCTACATAGACAGCGTCAGCGTTACCGCTAGCAGCCTGGCTGGTGTTCCAGACCTTCTCGAAGTAGTCGTTCAAGAGAGTCTCAGTAAGAACAGCGTTGAGGTTAGCAATCTTGTTGGTGGTGATTTGGTCGAAGATACCACCCATCTCGCGAGCCGTAGTAGCGTTACCGGCGTTGGCGACCCCGTGCATCAAAGCCCACTCGAGCTTGTGCTTCCAGTTCACCATAGCTTTGGCGCTGTGGTAAGCCTTTGGCGAGGTCATGCCTGCGTGCTTCGAAGCTTCCTCAGTGCCAGACACCTTCCAGTCTTGGACGATGATCTGGGTGTAGTTCGTCTTGCGGGTCGGGTTCTTTACATCCCCAGCACCGTAATCGGCACCCTCAACTGCTTTCTTGTCGGTTGATGTGTCAGTAAGTGCATCATAACCATCTACTAACCACTGGTGAACGGGTTGCTCAGCCTTGCTTTTACCAAGCCCGGTGGCCAACTGCGTTTCAGTTGGGTAGAGATTAGTGATGTAGCTCAAGACATCTTCGACAACAGCGGCGTTGTTGTATGTCAATGATTGGGCCATTTTTTATATCTCTCCTGTTTATTTTATACATACATATAATATCACAGGAGAGATTCATAATACAATAGCGCTAGTGTTGACTAGAACTTACCAGCATCCATCTGTCGCTGAAGGATCATAGCGAGAGCGTCGGCCCCGCCCTTTTCGATAGCTTCTGCGTCTGATGCTGCCGTAGGCTGTTGCGCTACGGGTTGGCTTGCACCGTTAGAGATAGGCTGCACTTGACTGTACGTAGTCTGTACTTGGCTGTCTGCAATGCCTTGCTTATATTGGCTACCAGCGATACGGATGATGCTTTCTGCGGCTTGTGATGGAGTCATCATCTTGCCAGAGCGGATTGATTGCATACGCACCGAGTGAACAATGTTACGGATCTGTGGGTCTTTCAGAGATGGGTATTCATCCATAGCCTCGTTCCACAAGCGCTGCTCGCTGTTGCGAAGGGTCATCTGGTTCTGCATTTGCTGCATAACCTTCTGGCCGATCTTTTCAAAGGCGTCATTGAAGAAGTTGTTGATATTCTCTGGATCTTCTGGGTTTTGAATATCGGTTACCTTAGGGATGTTCACTTCCTGCTGCTCACCGAGAAGACCAGACATGTAGTCATCGTAGCTTTGGTACTGAGGCTGTTGCGGTTCTGGCTGGGCAGCTTCCTGTACCTGTGGCTGCTGCATAGGCTGTGCTTGTGCTGGTTCAGCCATTTGCTGAGGTTGCTCTTGTGGCTGTTCGTATTGCTGCTGTGGAGCCTCCTGTTGCGAGCTGGTATCGATAGCTGCTGCAAGAGCGTCTGTATTTGCTGGTTGGTTGTCCATTATTTTCTCCTATTAGTTTGTTAGTTATATTTTATCATAGATGAATATCTCGTTGCAATTTGGATTTGCACAGGCAAACGTATTGCTATTGAGGTCATCTTCTACGCGAATAAGTGTCTCGTGCTTACATTCAGCATCATTGAATGAGACCATCTCCTCTGGCGCAATAGCATCTACAAAATCACCACCATGCGTCTTGGAGATACGAGATGTGAGAGTCTTGTCTCTCTCTGGGCTACGATTCGAGTCCTTGGAGCTGTTCATCAATTTCCTTTACTAGGCTAGCTGTTTTCTTGTCTTCTGCACGAGCAGTAATAGTGTGACGGAGTGAGCGTAGGCCTCGTACACGTCCATGCAGGCTGAGGTATGTGTCGCGGTCTAGTGCGTTAGAACCTGTCATGGCGTTTACCGAGATGCTAATCTCATCGTCAATCAGTTTAAGGATGAGTCGACCAGCCTCTGATGACATAAACTCCTCTGCTGCAATATGCTCTCGTAGCCTCCCGCGATGGAAGGCTAGATTGTTCTTAAGTTGTTCTATATAATTTTCTTCCATTTATTTCCTTTCTATCCTGCGATGGTTGGATTTTCTAACGACCTAACTGGGAACGTACTAGGTAATGAGCGCCCGTCTGCCTGAGAGGTAAAGTCCTGGCCTTCTGGTGCTGTCTGAGGTTGTACTGCGGCAGGAGCCTGTGGTTGGGGCGGTGTTTCGGGTTGTGGTGCTTCACCTTGCGGTTGGCCTTGTGGGGCTACTGGCGGGAGTACAAAGTGCTGGAAGTTCTCGCCAAAGTGTTCCGCACCTCGCATAACAACCTCGTTCCAGTTAATACGAAGAGCGTCTGCTGGGTCGCCTGTACGTGATGACTGGTCAACAGAGCTTGTCTGCCATGCCTGCATATTGGTAACAAAGTCGAGGAAGTTGCGCCGCTTCTCGTCCTTACTGATAGGCTCAAATGATCCGTCATCAATCTTGATGCCAAAGATACCAATCATATCCACAGGACGGATGATGTTAGAGATAGTCTCGCCATTCTTGGTGGTGTCATATACTACATCAGATACCATGAACTGCTGAGAGTTGCTGCTCCACATCTCACCTACCTCACGCCAGCTGCGGCGGAAGTTTGCGCGCATAAAGCCGACCTTCTCTGCGGCTGCTTCCATCATACGTGTCACACCAGTTGCTGTACCCTGTGTAGAGTCTGTAGCGCTGTTAGGCACACCTGATGCGTACTGAGAGATGGTAGCGTTTTCGATAGCACCGTTGATCAGGTTCATAGCCATGTTCATGTTGTTGGCATCTGGCTGAGGGAACTTGATTGGCGTTGGCTTTTCACCGCGGTAAGTGAGGATACCCGATGGGCTAATCACAAAGTCATCTACATAAGCGGATTCCTCAATGGCAAGCATGCCGTCTGCCATGTTCTCGCGATCCATGAAGTGGTTGAAGATGTCATTGACTGCAGCCTGCATTGTTTCACTATTCTCAAAGATAGACTCGCCAAAGAACTGGTATGGCTTGCGACGGATATAGAACGGAACGAATGGATACTTCTGGTGCCAGTATGGATTCTCTGTGCGCGACAGCTCTACCCACTGAGTTTCTGTATTGCCGCCCGATTGAGCATACACGATACACTCGTTGGTCTCTTTACTCCAACACTCGAAAATCTCAACCATGTTCGTAGTTGAGTCGAGAGAACCTGGGTCTTGTGTGGTTACAAGCTTGTTGCGGGCTGATTCATATTGGGCAAACTCGTTAGTGACAATACCCTTCTTGGCGTTTTGTAGGGCCTTCTGATCGATAGAGGTGTCCTTCTCAAGCTCGTAATAGGGGCGCTTGTCGTGGATGATTACCCATGGTGACTGCTGGAGGCTGCGTGCGCCTGGCATGAGGAACACGTTAAAGATATTGATGGCCTGGAGGCTGTTGTACCCCTCCTGAGCAGACACAGTCTTCTTCATGCCAAAGTTCACAATACCACCATCTGCGGTGTATGAGTTGTACTGAGACGTCTTGGTGACGTATGAGACACGCGCTACACCCTGGCCGGTAACTGCTGCGTCAAGCATGATTGAGAGCAGCTCGTCTGGAATGGAGTCACCTAGGAGTGGGTTGTCAAAGTCGTAGTCAAGCTTCATGCGGACACGTTCTGCACGACGGGTCATCACCTCCATGTACTGGTTGAACTTCTCGGTTGAGAGTGTGTTGGTTGGGAGTGTACGGACAGAAACTTCCCAGCCTGGTCGATACTGGATAAAGCGGGAGATAAGATCCCACACCTTTGATGCGATGATCGGCATGTAGACCTTCGATCGCCATGGGGCCATACGCTTGTTCTCAACGTGGGCGTACATATCGTTGTACCACTTGCCCCACTTTTTGAACAGATCCTTCTGATAATCCTTGGCAGTGTTATAGCGGCTGCTCCACTTCTGTACCTCTTGCTGTGGAGTGGTCTTCTGTTGATTATCCTTTTTGGTTTCTTTTTTTTCATCAAGCCCAGCTAGCTGAGGTGTAGCCGGGAGTTGGAATTGTTTATCTTGATTTGGTTGCATGCTACCTCTTTTTTTATTTCTAGTATAGCACTTATGGGCTAGAGTATGCTAGTAATATCCTCTACTGTGTTACGTAGAAAGCGAGAGACTCGTACCCGAGCGTCGTTATAGTCTAGCGGCGGTACTGCTGTCTTGCGCAGATAAAAGTCTTCCTCGTGCCGCTTACGCTCTTTGGTGTCCTTGATGATGTATGACTTGCGTCGGTGTAGTTCATCTAGGTACACAGTAGCCTGAACAAATTCCATGCCACAGAGATAGAGGTAGGCTGCTAGCGCAGTATCGTCCGTGGTGAAGTATTTCATTCCTCTGGCACACCTCGCGTCATTAGGATTCGGTTTTGCTTTACTACCTCATCGTGGTAGCTTTCGTTGTCGAGAGGCTTAGCCGTGAACAGGTAGGCTTTGCCGCCAAAGTGGACACTGCCGATCAAACCTGATTCACCATCGAAATACTCGGTCTCATTGATGATTGCTCGGAGGGCCTGTTGGTAACCCTTGATCCGTAAAATATCTTCTGCTAATTGTTTTTTCATTTCTTCATTTCTCCTTTGTTACCTCTGATTATACCACACTAAGACAGTAATCGTCCAGTCTCTGGGTCATAAATCTTCTCTGTTTTTTTCTGCTTCTTAGAGTGGATATGCTTCTGGTCTAGGAACAAATAACGGGTTGCGTCTAGGAGGTGGTTGTTGCGATCCTCGGGAATCTCAGACACTTCGCCGAACGGATTGCGCATATACTTGTAGGACTGAATCTCGCGGATGAAGTTCTTGCAGTTGGACGTTACAAACAGCTTCGGCTTGCCAGTCTCCTCCCTCACGTACAAATGCGTCTTCATTAGCCGTATACCGGCCCTCAGAGAGTCTTTACCCTTAATTGCGGGTGTTACCCACACTCGGTTATCTCCAAGCGCTGCAGAGCGTAGAGAGGCTATTTCTGTGGCTCCTGCTGAGTCTCCAATAATACGAGTGAAGTGTTGGTCTCCCATCTTCATGTGGAGAGCATATCCGATGCGGTCGATAGGCAGATCTGGCTGATAAATCTCATCGTAGATGTACCAGTTGTTGTTAATGTCGACGGCTACGAACACAGCAGCAAATGGATCCTTCAAGCCGAAGTCCATGCCAATCACGTATGTCATGTTGTCTCGTGGTACATCCATTGGGGAGATGACATGCTTTTCCTCGTTAAACTCATTGTAGACCATTGTGCTCGGCGTGGTGAACTTAGCCTCCCATTCCTGTACCCATTCATCAATACGGCCATCTCGCTCGTACTCACGTTTAGAGTTTTCCCACTCTTCATAGCGGTGCGGCAGAGCTTCATTGTCCAGCATGGTTGCATGTGAGTAGAAGTATTCGCCGTCATTGCGCTTCATCGAGTCCTGAGCAAGCATAGCAACGTCATAGAAGCAATTATTCACGCCGTCTGGTGTCGAGGTAAAGATAGCCCATCCTTGATAGTCTGCGAGGGCCGGGCGGATGATCTTGCGCCAAGTCTCCTGTCCATCTTTGAAGAAGGCGTACTCATCCAAGACTGCACCACGGAGCTTCACCCCACGCAGAGAGTCTGGGTTGTCCGCGCCCTTGAGCCAGATAATGGATGGTTCGTTTGGAGCGTGTACTGTATCGATGTTGTGGCCAATGATACTCTCAGCCTGAACCTTGTAGTGAAGCGGCTTGAGCTGGATATAGAGCTGGGTTTCGTCTGTCTTCTCGATCATCTCCTTGGGCACAAGCAGTTTGAGAATGTCGTTCCAGAAAATCGATTTAGCCTGGCGATATGTAGGAGCGATGATGTAGTAGTTCCCTGGCTTGTCCATTGCATGCAGGATAGTTGTAGCGCCGATCATGAATGACTTGCCTGTACGGCGAGACCAGTTGCCAACCTTGAAGCGGGCGGGGCTCAGCATAAATTCACGTTGCTTTGTATGGGGTTTGAATTGTGCAATGTTCATTTTATTTTCCTGTTTATCTATTGCTTCTATTATACCATCTGAGGTATAATCGTGGTAGAAGCTTATGGTAGCTCCTTCAAAACTTGTATCGTGTTAAGGTAAATCTTGTTCTTTCGCGCAACTAATGTAACCCATAGTTGAAGATAAACTAACTTTCGATCATAGAAAACTCCATAGCTGGTCAACCCCCACCATAAGCATCCAGCTCAATAGCTCCTCATTGCCCTCGAGGGGTTATTTTTTTGCTCTAAAAAACTATTGCATCTTGATCTAGGATTTGATATTATAGTAGTGTATCTTATCTTCAATGATAAGATGACCTTTAAAATTCAATCCACCGCTAGCTAGTCAAACGATTAGTGACCCTGATTCATCGGGGGGTGGCGTGAGGAAAGGGCTGATGTGCGCCTGCCAAATCACGTAAAATTGTGCGGCTTTTAGTTACATCATTCGGCCTGCTACCTGGCCGCGGTAAGGTAGCCCTTTATACTCTAGTATGGGAAACCATCTATAGCACCTTTTAAAACTTAGTCACTTATAAATCAACTCGAGAACGGTTTATCAAGAGACACTACAATTCGTCAGCAGTCTTTGACTGGGAACCAAGCTGAAGGTTACCGGTCAGGTTAAGATTGCGCGTGCCGTCGTTGCATTAAGTTGGATTCGGGCCTCACGGAGGTTTTATAACTGTTTTAAACAGTTTTTCTTTTTTTCTTTTCTTTTTTTGTAGGTTTTTTTCTTTTCTTTATTTTCTTTTTATAATAGGGAAATTGGATTGTTATCCATTGCCCCTAGTATAGGGGGAAGGGAGAACGAGACGATTTCCCGCAACCTCAAGTATTAAAGGTTATCTGCTATTAAAGTAATAATAAATAATATATATAAATAGTAATTATATCTACCAACTTAAGATAGTAGATAACCTATAGATTAAGATAACCTATAAAACCCTATACATACTAGAGGTAATGGATAACTATATAATTTCCCTTTTATAAATAATATAAATAATATATAATAGATATATATAAATAATAGCTATAAAGAAAGAGAAAACAGTTACTTCGTAACTGCAAAAGAGAAAGAAAATGAATAAGGATATTTACTCTAGAAAAACAGCTGAGCAGAGAAGGGCTTGGTGGGATGCACTGTCGGATGAAGAGCAATCCAAGTATATCGAGAAATGGGAAAGAAAAAGAAAGAAAAACAGAAAAGACAAGACTGGTAAGGTAGAGACTTGGACAAACCATATTGGGCACTTTACCAAGGTCTGGCTGACAGCCGACTCCTACCGCGTCACCTTTTCCCCTACAAAGGAGTCTGACGCAAAGCCTCGTAAGCAACCAAGCAAAGAACGAAGGTCGCTTACCTCGCGGAAGCACACTACATCCTCAGGCAGAGAGTCAATCCTCAAATCTTTAACCAAGCAGAAAATCGTGATAGAATAGTAACAGCAAACAAGTAAATTTTTTAGGAGAATGAAAATGGCAAAGCTACAATACGGCAACTACTCGGCATGGCTCACAGGTGACATCCTGCGGGTAGCATGTGATAACAAGCTAGTACGTATGGAGACTGTACCCCCAGACGCATTACGCTATTTCCGTGAGGCATTCGACATGGACAAGCGAGATGCAGCACGTGAGCACGCAAAGGCCATTAAAACGGCCCAGGAGGCGTCTAAACCTTCAAAAGGTAAAGTAGGTCGTCCTAGGAAACAAAACGCAGCAGAGAGCCTCTCAGAGGGCAATGGGCGCAATATAGCGCCTGGCGTGGACACGCATAAGAGCAAAATAGAATCTAGCGTACAACCTGCACCTAGTGAAGAACCTGAAGTTCTGCCAGCACCAGCCCCGCTGCCCGATGAGGAAGTCCCTGCACCTGCTGCTCCGCCACAAGACGCAAACATCTACAGCCAAGAGGACATTGATGCGGTCAGTATCTACTCTGTTCCCCTGAAAATGTTGGCAGAGGCTATGTACTCACGGTTTGGGGTATACACCGTGTTCCGCGGCGAGATGCCTGAAGACGAAGCTATCTCTCCTCTCACGGCTCGTCCTATGACTGCATATCAACGTGGTGAGGCATATCAAGCTTGTCGCCGGGCTATTGGCCAGCGTGACCTCGAGCAGGACTTTGAGCAGATGAAGGTAGACCGAGACTCCAGCGTACGTACCTCTCAGGAGTTGCGTGAAACATTCGACAAGCCAACACAGATCCTCTCACTGGCTGATCACCGCCGTATGGATACGTTCGACTCTCGCACCTCTCTGGCCGCTATGAAGCAGAGCACAATGGAGAGTACCTACCGTGAGGACACAGACGAGCCTGTCGCACAACCAACCTTTGGAGAAGTAATCAGGCCTAACTGGTAGAGGCTGGCTGACGCTCTATGAAGAACCTCGTTCCAAAACAACTGTCTCATCAGGACATTCAGTTCATCAAGCTGCTATTCGACGGCAAACCTCGGGTGGCAGCTTTCCGCGAGGCATATCCAGACAATAAGACTGTTCAGCGCTGGCACGATACTCGCCCACTCCCGTTCGACTCAATAGAGCGACGAAATGCCACAGACAACCTGCAAAGCTCAGCTAAATGGAAAGTCAACAGTAAGCATATACGAAAGGCAATCATGACATATCAAAAGCGAATGGATCATCTAGCTGAGTTGTCCCTAGGCGTCGCAGAGGAATTGCTCACTGGTGCACGGTCTGAAAAGGTTCGGGCTGATCTGGCAACAGAGTTTATCCGCCACAAGGTGGGCACACCTACCCAGAAGAGTATCCAGCAAACAGAGCAAACCATCACCTTCAGTCTGGACGCGGCTGAGGTGCCAAGTGTCCGCACAGATAAAGCTATCGACGCGGAACATATCCTCAAAATCCCAAAAAATGCTTGACCTAATTGCTTCTATCCTGTAATATAGAAATGTGCAACGACGGTAACGCATAAACATCAGAGCCCTTAAGACCCGGGGGCTCTTTTGTTTTGGGGAGATTACTGCGCCTCTCTCACTTCTCCTGTTAGGATGTTCTGCCACACCGCAAGCTGAGCATCCCACCGCCAATGTTTACAGGGGCTGGACTGATTACAGCACGGTAGACCTGGTTTGGTAATTGTCTCCGCAACTTTTGGTGTCTCCGGAATTTCTGGGGTGGGGGTGTTTGGGCTTTGCCCTCGCGAGCCTCGGCTCGTATCCGGGACTCCGTATAATTCTCGCTCAGCCGCTGCATGCTCATCTGCTAGCCGATCTAGCTGTTGACTCACAGACTCCACACAAAGCCGATAGCGCTGTCCTTTGCGGGTAATGTACACATCGCCTCTCTCAGCCGCCTCAAACGCCTCCTTGAGTTTCATTCTAAACTCTCTAATGGTGTATTCTGGCATGATTCCTCCACATTCTGCGCCAACCCCAGATCGCCTCTACCTCTGTTTGAGACAACTTCTCCCACAGGGAAAACGTCTCAAGAGACGGGACAGCCTACGGCTAAACGCAAGTTACGTTGATTTACCCCTCAATTGTACCACTTTGTGTACACAAAAGTCTAAATCCTGGCCAATTTGTGTACACCCGGGTACTGATTTGTATACATTTTGGGGTGTTTGTGTACACCAGGGGGGGTAGTTTTGGGGTATAAATATCAACATGGGGGTGTATTTGTGAAAGTTTTTGTACATTTATATCAAAGTGGGGGTGCCTTTTATCCTTATTATACTATATTATGGGAACCCATGCGAGGCGGGGGTGGGGGGCACTAACTTCGCACAATCCACATTCTGCGATGTTTGACCCCTGTTAGCCCTGTGTATATAGAGTAACAGGTGCAGAATCATGGAACATATGTACCATTGCAAGAGTCCAGGAATGTGTTCCAATTAAAGCACGCTACCTGTATCTACTTATCTATTAATTACTCTATATGTGAGGGAGAACAGAGTAGAGGAGGCTTGTTTTTCTTCCGCGGCAAAAGTGAACATAAGCGTTATGTATTAATCGTATTGCTGTACTCCGTTATATCTCCTTATAGCAGATAGTGGTTTAAGTGATGACAAGTAAGGGGAGGGCTTGGCTTTCTTTCGCGCAAAACGTGACTTGCGATTAGGCCTGATTGTGTCATTGTCCTGTGGATAACTTTACATAAAAAGTCCTCTAATTTTGTTAAAAAGTCTTTACATTTCTGTTTGGCTTTGATATACTAAAGACAGTTAAGAAAGAAGCAGACGCCAAGGGCCAGACCCTACAGCGGACTTAACACCGGAAGAGCTGCTAACAACCACTACCGAACCTTAACAATTAGGCCAAACCAAATAGAAAATAAACCGAAGGGAGGTTACAAAACCTAATAGATAAATGTAAAGCTTTTACAATAATAACCATATAAAGTATTAATGGCCACGCCACCACGGCAACGCCGCACAGGGGATAACGAAAATGTTCAAGATCAACTACGCAACCATCAAGGCCATGAGCGAGACCACCAAGAGCTGGCTACCTAAAGACCTACGCGGGCTTGACTACGAAACAGTCGGCTACTACACACCAAGTTACGCTAACTGGAGCTACCAGGTTGTTGCTGCCAAGGTGCAGGACGACGAAGGCAACGAGCAGGATATGTACCTACTCACACAGTTTGGCCAAGTCAAGGGTTGCCGCAGCGTTTACCCTGAGATGACGGAGGACACAGTATACACAGTAGTGAAGGACGGCAAGACCTGGGGCGGGCGCAAGTTTACTGGACGCAATAAGCAAATGGATTTGTTCGAAGCTGCCGAGGTAGCCGCAACACATGGTGGTATCATCATGGAGACAGTGCTAGACGGCGACGGCTGGGAGGTATCAACGCGAGTATACAAGGAAGACTAGACATGGCACTTAAACGTGTAACAATGCAACAACTACTGGATTCAGTAGAGGAACCAGACTTTAACACAGAGAAAGAATTATGACAAAGAAAGAACAACGAACCAACTCACTTATCCTAGCTATCATCGCACTTATCTTGCTAGTAATTATAGCAGTAGGGTACCGCGCACCTGAGGCTAGCACAGAACAAAAGAAAGCATTTCAAAGCTACAGCTGTAGCACCTACACTAAAGATCATCTAACAAGTTATGAATGTGACAAGAACTAATCATGACAAAGGAACAGACCAATCACTGGGCGCGAGTAGCAGAAGATACAGTAAGCCCATACAACGAGCAGAAAGCACAGAAATATATCAAGCGAGCAAGTGAGCGTGAACTGCTAGCACTGATCGTATGCGATGGTGACGAGGATATGGAGACACCACTATTACGATCACGAGGCAAAGAGCGTGAGCTTATCGTAGCTAAACTACTAGGAGAGGAAGATGAGTAATCAAAACAAACTGGCGACAGCATTAGTACCATTCCTACTGCTGGAGTGGTGCGCTATCATTCTGGCTGGCATCTGGGTTTACGGGCAGATGTTTCCAGCAGACTTGACTTGGCTTGATGAAAAGCCAGTGTCGAGTACGACCAAACCACAAGATCCGCCATTGCTAGATCAGATCAACGATTACCGCAAGTCGAAGGGACTCGCTCCACTACAGGCTAACGATGATAGCACGAAGGCAGCACAGGTACGAGCAACAGAAGTAGCAGAGTGTGGGGAGAAGTGTTGGAACCACACCCGACCTAACGGTACACCATGGATCACAGCACAGGACATGAGCAAGATCAAGATTGATGGTGACTACTACGTAGCAACAGAGAACCTGGCAGAGTGTACACTGAATGACAAGCACACACTTAAGATGTGGCAGCAATCACCCAAGCACAACGAAGCACTGCTAGGCAACTACACGCAGGCTGGTATCTACCACACGTTTGACAAGAATGGTTGCAGGATCACCGCACTGGAGCTGAAGGCATGAACACAGACACAGCAATAGACAACCTAGTAAAAGTGCAAGACTGGCTTGCGCACGAGCTAGCAGAGGTAGACCAAGACTACCGCACTGAACTAGCCGAGGCAATCATAGCAATTGATAAAACAATAAGCACACTAGTGCAGTACCAAGCAATGATGGGGGAATGATGAAGCAACAGATCCTAGAGACTCTAGATAAATCTACCAATAATGGAATGAAAGCTAACGAGATTATGCAGATCACAAGAGGTGAGGTGTTGAAATATCTCGATGAGTTTTTCGCAGACTACGATGGTGAGCACGACTTACCACTAGTTGACCATATTAAAATTTATATTGTAGGAAGGATGAAATGAAGAATAAAGTAGCAAAGAAATGTAGAGAGGCAATGGTAGTTATAGGGTTTTCATTAGTACTGTCATTGTTCTTGTCTATCAGTGTGTTCGCAGCCATGGCAGCAGCCAAGTATGCAGGTCTATATGACAATATGATAGCGCTTGGGTTAATAGTATCTTTAGCAGTTAGTATCACTCTAGTGACTGGTATGATTAAAGTAAGTTAGGAGGTAAATGTATGGAGCAATGGCGAGGCAGCGCACTGTGCGCACAGACAGACCCAGAAGCCTTTTTCCCGGTCAACAAAGCATACGCTGATGAGTACAACGGATATAACAATTATAACGATGCGCGTAAGATTTGCGCAGAGTGCCCAGTGAAGGGCGAGTGTCTAGCAGACGCACTGATGACTGGCGACGTAGAGTACGGTATGCGAGGCGGACTCACACCACGCGAGCGTATGGGTATCTTAGCAACAAAGGTGGCAATGTATGATTAAGAATATCATTAGATACACAGCGATGGTTGCAACAGCGATACTGTTACCAATAGTGCTTTATGTAGTGTTAATATCTCTACACAAATTCTACCTATTCATAGCGGGAATGGTAAGCCCAGAGCATAAAGAGCTGATAGCTTTCTGTTCAATGATAGTGCTAGCTATAGGGTTGACGCGTTATGCTGCAGTTAGCATTATTGAGCACGACATAAAAAGCAATGATAGGAGGTAAACACGTTACTTAAATATATGACAACAAACGAATTTGTGGCTTCTGTAAAAGCCTTAGGTCTTAGGATAAGAGCAAACAAGACCTATGGTGTAAATTTTATAGACGTACAAGATAAGGACGGCGACACGATTGCCTATGTCGATGTAGATATACAAGGTAAGATGAATGTAAGGAAGGTCGCCGAAGGCTATGACCACAACACTCTATTCCAGGTTATGTGTTCATATGCCAGCACCCCGGTTAGTAAGCGAGAGCCAAAAACATACAAGCTAAAGATACTAGACACTAGCCTGTATCTTGTTCATATTAACAAGTATGAAACAACAGTTACTACAAATAAGAAAGCAGCCAAAGCCTATGGTGAAAGCGGTGTATACGATGCTAAGGTGTTAGCTGAGGAGCAGGGGTTTGCATTAAGGGCGGAGGTAATAAATGTTGATGACTAAGTACAAGGTGCAGGAGATTGTGGAAAACACAAGCCTCACCAAGGAAGAAATAGAACAACACATGAAGCTGATGTATTTAGAACCTGAGCCATACATTGAAGCGCTTGTAACTGTTATGGCTGAGGTTTTAAAAGATAAGATAACAGATAGAATTGGGAGGTTATCATGACAGAGAATGTTGAGCCTGGCAAGTGTGAGTGCTGTGGCCAGACCATCCAAGTATACAAGTATAAGATCACACCAGCTATGGTATCTCTGCTAAAGGATATGGCACGCCTCACACACGAGCAGGTGAATAACGGGAACGGTAAGCCACGCTGGGTAGATACAGCAGACATTGACAGGCCCTATGGTATCAAGTCACAGATCACCAAGCTACGGTTACACGGATTGGTGGCTAGAGTTATTGTAGACGATAGGCAGGTGGCGCGGACATGGATTGTCACACGTAAGGGCTGGCGCTTCCTTGGATGTGTGCCGATTTATAGCAAGGTATTTGTATATAACAATAAGGTGATCGGCCATAGTGATGATATGTGCAGGCTGCCAGAAGTAACAGGCAGGGCAGATGATTATATCGCCGAACCTATATCCGAGGAGGACAGCCAACAGCTAGTAGACCTAGAAGGAGAGGAGGCAAAGAAGAAAGCAATTGAATTAGGACTAGTAAAGGAGTAAGATATGTTAAAGTTAAGTGAATGGTACTATGATCACGGAGCATGGGTATGGTTTGGGTTATTACTTGCCTACCTTATCCTTACATCGATTGATGTATGGACTGGTGTAGGCATTGCCGGCCCACTGCTTGCATGCTTCGGTGCTGTCTATCTACCAATCCTGCTGAGTAAGAAGATGCTGTACTGGCAGGAGATAAACCATACGCGTAAAGTATTACGACAATTTAATTTAGAAGATGGTATCGGCGAGGAGGAGTCGGATGTTACTGACTAAACATAAAGTGCAAGAGCTGATAGAAAGCGTCGAAGTTGATATGGATGAAGTAGAAGCTAAGACAGCAGCTGTTGTAAAAGAATGGGATGACGATAGTGTAACGATAGTTTATGCTGCTGTTGAGATATTCAAAGATAAAATCATAGATGAGCTAGGAAGGATTTAATGAACTACAACACACCAAAACTAAACCAAGAAACTAACGACAAGTGGGCGCAGTTCGACATGCTAAGCGATCACTTGCGCGGACACTGTAAACACCAAACGGAGGAAAGTATGACAGAATACAAGAAACACATTGGACAGGGTAACGAGCAAAGCTCGCAGGGGCAAAGCCACAACGATATGATGATCGACAACCTGGCATTACCACGAGAAGCTATGAAGGGCTACAATCCTGAGCCGCACGAGGACTTTGACACTGAGCCTGTCCAGCCCGCGATGTTTGAGATGCAAGAGGTTGTAGATGGCCTTCCAGAAGAGGAGCTACAGACCTACAAAGATCAGATGCTTGCAGAGATTAGCGACCGTGAGGCTATTGTAGATGCTATCAACCGCCGGCTTGACAGTGCGCAAGCTAAACAATACACGGGCGGCGTGCGTAGTGCTATCACTAAACAGGTAAAGATGTAATAAAATAAAGGAGAACGATATGATACTAAATGAATTTCGAGACGTAATACAAAAAACGGCTTCAAGATGTGGCAAAACGACGAACAGATAACAGTCGACTATGGTGGTCACGTCTATGCCCATATTGATCTGTCTAAGGAGGCGATCGCACGTATTAATACGGAAAAGTTAGAAGATATAGACCCAGATAAGCGAAAGGCTCTCTTGTCTGCAGTAGCTGAGTTTGCAACAACACCTGCCGACAGACGGCACGAGAAAGTCATAGCAAGACACAATGCCAACATGTATATACAAGAAATTGAATGTTGGAATACTGGCATGGACATCGTCTTTACGTGTGATAAAGAAAAAGCAGACCAATATATCACATATGATGAGAGAAGGATCCTCGACAAACTATTTGGCAAAGCAGTATCGTACGAAGAGATTTACAGCTGAAAGTAGGAAAAATATGGAACCAAGTAAATACGATAAACGCCTCACGCACGGCGAGGATTACTACAAAAAGATTGGCAAGTTAGGCGGAATGATCATAGAAGGTATGTACCGTGGCGAGAGCTAGAACCGCAAAAGAGTCCACCATCCACCAGATGGTGGTGGACTATTTAAGGCTACAGTATCCTGGGGTTATATTTCGTACAGACTTTAGCGCAGGTGTTAAGATGACGATGGGGCAGGCTATCAAACATAAAGCTATACAAGAGGGGCGAGGGTATCCAGACCTATTCATCGCAGAGCCAGCTCAACTAGCAGGTGATTGGTATCACGGGCTATATCTCGAGCATATGATCGATGACACGTTCGCAGTAGGGGAGTGTAATGACTGAAGAAGAATTAGATATTGAGAAGCAAGCAATAAGACAACAGGAATATATAAACCATTTAATGGAGGAAGAAGATGAATAAAGAAGAGCAAAAGATTACTGATGCAGTTCTTGAGAAGATCAAGGATATTCACAATGAATCAGTAGACTACGTATGTCGCAAGGATGACATGTGGTTTGAGGATGAATACCGGCAAGCGCAGGTGCGACGGCTTATTAAGTCTATCGCGTTTGCATCATTCATCCGTGACCACGTCATGCCTACGGTCGAGAGCATGGAAAAGTCTTTGCCTGAGGCGATGGGGACAGATGAAGCTGGTGCGAAGTTCTTGTCTATGATGTACCTTAGTAACTTTCTTGAAGAGGCAGTGGAGGTGATGAGTGCTAACTCCTACGCAGATGAAACGAATCAGAAAGAAAGCTAAGCTCAGCCAAGAGCAAGTAGCTAAGGCTATGGGCATTACTCGTCAAACATATTCTAAGATTGAGAAAAACCCAGAGCTAATGACTATTAAACAATATAAGATATTCGGAAGGATTACGTTTGGTAAAGAAAATGATCAAACTAGAGAAGTGGGATGATCTAGTCGCCGAGCTTGATACTGCGCTAGTGAAGCACATCGATAGTAAGCTTGATGGTGAGCTAGATACTATCCGTAAGGAAATGAATAAACATCAAATCCTTGAGGTTGTTACCGAGAAAGGAACGAACAACATCAAGGGTGTTAAACACAAACAGCTAGAGACTCTGCTCAAGACTGTAGGCGCGGGGCTGAACGTTATGCTTACTGGCTCAGCTGGAAGCGGTAAGACACACTCGGCTGAGCAGGTAGCTACTGCGCTAGGTCTTAAATTCTACGCCCTGAGTGTTGGTGCACAGACAAGCAAGTCTGACATTGTCGGGTTCATTGATGCAGGTGGTACGTATCGTACTACACCATTCCGCCAAGCCTATGAGAACGGTGGTGTGTTCGTAATGGATGAGATTGATGCGGGTAACAGTAATGTTCTTGTGCAGATCAACTCCGCGCTGAGTAATGGTATCTGTAGCTTTCCTGATAAGCAGGTTAAGGCACACAAAGACTTTCGCTTTATTGCTACAGCTAACACCTACGGCAGGGGGGAGAGTATTAAGTATGTAGGCCGCAACCGCTTGGACGCAGCAACACTCGATCGCTTTACTATCATCTACTGGGATATTGATGATAAGGTTGAGGAAGCTATGGCGGACGGTGATACTGCTATCTACAAAGCCATCAAGGCTGCTCGTGATTACTGTGACAAGAATAGTATTGACGCTATGATCACGCCTCGCACAACACAGAAGGCGGTGAAACTACATAAGCTCAACTATAGCATCCAGGGTATCTGGAAGGTGGTGCTTGATCCCTACATTCCTAAAGAGGACGTTGAAAATGTAGTGGCTGCAGCTAACGAAGCCTACGAACACACACAGTCTAGCGCAATCTTTGGAGTGTAATATGTTGTTACCGAGTAGTTGGGCCGACCTGAAAAAGGAGAAGGGTGTGATGCACGGCTGGATGAAAAAGAGGTTGACCGATGACGATTCTGTCAAGAGACCTGCCGTGGTAGCATCTAGCATAGAAGCCTTTGTAGAATACGTAGAGAAGCACAAGCCGAAGCGCGGTGATAGTATTTCTGAGTGGGGGGCCGGATGGGCGGGGACAAATTCCCTCGAAGAAGCTATAGACCTGTTTCACAATAACAGGGCTGAGCTTATGCCAGACGACTTTAAGCGTCAACGTATGCAGCACACTCACAACCCCGGAACGGACGTAGTGTTTGATGCGACTGGTGATTACTTAGATATGGGTAGGTATATGTCTGGAGAGCCTGAAGTGTTCGGAACCAACACTAATGGTGATCTAACAAATCGGGTTATACAGGTATATATCAACGCTAGTGTTCGCGCTAAGTATCACGCCGTGGAGGTGGCCACTGGCGCAGAGAAGATTGCTGAAGTAATCAACGCTCTATATGAGAGCGGGGCCAAGGTGTCTACTACGTTCATGAGTGCAGAAGAAACGCAATGGATAGAAGTAAAGCTTAATGAGTTTGGCGAACCTATCGACCCCGTGGATCTGATAGCAGTTACACACCCAGGCTTTATTAGGCGTCTGTGTTTTGCTGTGAATGATTACCACGGAATAGACAATGATGGGACTATAGTAGACGTCCTAGAGAAGCATAGGAACATACTGTCGCACGGTGAGGATCTGGCTGTCTATATCGCACCTGACACTATCCAGAAGTTCGGTGAAGATGGCGCAGTCGATAAAGCTATTAGCGATATAAAGGAAGCTATTGAATGGGGGAATACGAAAGTCTTAGTGCTGAACTAGATATACTTAAAGAACTAGGAGCCGGAGAAAGGTTGGAGCTGTCTGTCAACGAATCTATCGAAGACATGCAGCGCCACCTATCCCTCCTGGGGAATGAGATAAAGCTATGCGATCAGCAGGCAAAAGCTTTTGCTATGATGGCCGAGTACTATGTTGAAGATGATATAGACGCAGCTGAACAATATGCAGAGCTTGCAAAGAATACTAACGAATTAAGACGTAGGCTATTCAAGTACCTACGAGAAAGGAGAAAGGAGACACAGTGGCAGACGACAAGGTTGAGAAAGCTGTTGAGTCAAAGCTCAGAGAGAAGCGAGCCCAAGCCGTCCTAAGGGATGTTAAGAAGCTATCTAGTGAAACCCTTGAGGATATTGTCATTGGTGGCGAGCAAGAGCTATCCACTCGTGAATCAGCTGAGGAAGGTGGCGTTGTTCACATCTCTGATATTGCTGATGAGATTGAGGAAGCTGCTAAGACATGGGGTAAGGTGTCCGGTCTTACTACGGGACTGCCTAGCCTTGATGAAAGGATTGGTGGACTGAAGCCTGGAGAGCTTACCCTTATTGGTGGTGAGACAAACAATGGTAAGTCTGCCCTTGCACAGAACATTGCAGTAAACGTGGCAAAGAACCATGGCGTGTTATTCATCACACTTGAGATGCGTAAGGGCGAGGCCGGCTCACGATTCCGTCATATGAATGGTGGCACTATCGAGGGGCTAGATATTTACTTTCAGACAGAGTATCAGATTGACTACCGACACCTAGAGAAGATCTTTGAGTCTGGTATCGAAGAAGGTGTAGAGCTTGTGGTGCTTGACTACTTGCAGTACCTTGGTCGTGGTATGACACATGAGGAAGTCGCCAAGATGTCCAAGCTTATGAAGCAGCTAGCCCTTAAGTATGAAGTGCCATTCATTGTGATCGTGTCCTTGCGCAAGGCAGAGAGCGGCAAGTTCAAACGTAAGTGGTTTGAGATTGAGACAGAGGATTTGATGGGTACAGCCGCTATTGGGTATGATGCAGATGTTATCCTGGTAGCCTCACGCAAGAACCTAGACAATGAGTTTGAGACAGACAAGTTTTTCTGTAAGGTAGTGAAGGCCCGCAATATGGCTATCGATTACGAGAAGCGTATTGCTGGGTTTGACTGGGACAAGACACGTATTACTGAACCAAAGGACGGATGGATTCCTACCTCAGCAAGAGACGTGACCGAAGAGGAATTTAATACCAAGTTCGGATTTGGCAAGACATACCGTGCATAACAACTTTAACAACTACAACTGTTGACAGCCATATAAACTATAAGGTAGAATGAGACTATGGAAGCATATGAAAATGATGAGTTGATTGCAGAGCTATACAAGAGGGGCGTAGGTATTGAACGTATCTATGCCCTGTACTTTGAATTAGACTCACAATCAAACAGAGACTTAGCAGTAAATAACTTAGGATTAGGAGAAGACATAGATGCCAGCTGGAGTTAAGATTCCAACACGTGATCTACTAAACGGTATACCACCAGCCACACGGGTGCGTGCATTTGGTGATAAGATCCACGAGAAGCTTGTAGCGGACAATGAGGAGAAGATGAAGAGCCACACCCCATCAGGTAAGGTGAGTGGTGGTAAGCTTTCTCGTCCGCTGCTATGGAATGTGCTTAGCCTTATTGGTGTGCCAGACCCAATCGATCCGTACTTGTTAGGTAAGTTTGTACGAGGCAACGACGTAGAGGATAGAGCTATCAAGTTTCTCACAGGTATTGATGCAAGCGCTGTAGAGGACAACACACCAGTAGAAGCTGGGCCAGGTAATGTGCTCGCAGGTACATTTACATTTCAGAAGCCTGGTAGCTACCGCGGTGGTGTTGGGTATATCGACATGGCGCAGGAAGTTGGTGACATGACTGTGTACCACGAGATTAAGTCTGTAACCAAAATGGCTTATGATCGGGTGGATAAAGAAGACCAACCATACTACCACCATGCAATTCAATTAGCTTACTACTGTCTGGGTGATAATGTGTCTGAGGCATACTTGCAATACTTAAATGCCGATGACTACCGGATCACCTCGTTTAAAATTAATCCACTCGAATATAAGGAGGAGATAGATAAGGAGATAGATGATCTAAAAACAGTGTTCATTACAAAGAAGCTACCGCCGTTTGTTGCATTACTAGATATGCATAAAGTAAAACGGTACAGGCAATACGAGGATTGGAACTGGCTGACACCAGATCAAATGATGGACAAATTACAGAACCAATTCCCAGAACAATATAAACGATTTATGGAGATGACAATCGATGACTAAAGAAGAAATTAAACAGAACGTCGCTGACGCCCTTAAGGGATACGACGGAGGGCTTATCTGTATCATGCGCGGAGATGGCAAAGCGGTCATCGCTGGCGAGGGTGATATTGAAGAAGGTGTAGCTATGCTCGAACTAATGCATGAGACTATGAAAGTTTACGCTGAGGATCTAGAAAAACAAATTAAGAAAAATCTAAGGAGTACAAAATAATGGCACAATTCTATAACCTAACCTCATTCAGCCCAATGGGCGAACCATTCAGCACACAGCACGGGACATTCCAGGGTTACTGGTGTACGTTTGAAGGTGTTGACGGTGG